CTCTATCAGCAAAGCTCAAGGAGCAGCGCGACGCACTTGTTGCCGAGGTTGAAACAACCATCGCAGCAGATGCAGTCGATGCAGACGCTCTTGCATCAGCTGAAGCAAAGCAAGATGAAATTGCTTCACTTGATGAGCGCATTGCAAAGCAGGAAGCTGTAGAAGCTCGCACTGCTGCAATCGCAGAATCACGCAAGGAAGCTGGCGTTAAGGTCTTCGGCGGAGCGACAGTAACTCGCGAAGCAATGACCTACGACAAGCACAGCGAGAACTCTTTCGTTCGTGACATGATCGGCGCACAACTTCGTAACGACTCATCTTCATGGGATCGCTTGCACCGTCACCAACAGGAAGTTGCAATCGAAACTCGTGACATCGGCCTCACAAACGGTACCGGTGGAGATTTCGTTCCTCCAATCTGGTTGATCAACGAATACGCAGAGTTCGCTCGTGCTGCTCGTGTGACTGCAGATCTTGCAACAAAGATGGCTCTTCCAATGGGAACAGATTCCATCAACATCCCAGCGATCACCCTCGGTTCTAAGACTGCGTTCCAGAACCCAGACAACGCTGCGACAACAACTCGCGATCTCGTTACTTCAACAGTAACAGCGCCAGTTCGTACAATCTCTGGTTACGAGAATGTCTCGATCCAGTTGGTTGAAATGTCACCTCTCTCAGGTGGCCTTGACCGCATGGTCTTCGGCGACTTGATGGCTGACTACGCATTGCAACTCAACACAGCTGTCGCTGGTAACGGCGACGGAACTTCAGGAACCCTTCGTGGTTTCATCAACCTCGGTGCAGATACAACAAACGGTATCCCAACCACCTGGACTGAAACAACACCTTCTGCTGTTGGTGGACTCAAGGCATTTGCTGCGGGTATCAGCCAAGTCGTTCGTAACCGTTACCGCGATGTAGAAGCAATCGTCATGTCACCTTCGACATGGTACTGGTTGTCTTCACAGACCGACTCTGCTTCACGTCCGTTGATCGTTCCTAAGGCTGCTGGTCCATTCAACGCTTCTGGCGTTGTTGACGCTCCAGGAGCTTCAAAGGGTCTTGTTGGTGCTATCCATGGCGTACCTGTTTACGTTGATGCAACACTGCCTTTGAACTACGGCTCATCAACCAACCAAGCTCCAGTTCTTATCGGTAAGTTCTCTGATTCTTACTTGTTCGAGTCTGGCGTTAAGACACGCGTACTTCCTGACGTCTTGTCGGCGAACCTTACCGTTCGTTTCCAGGTCTACGGATACGCTGCTCTTGCTCACCGTTATGCTAAGGCTGTCACAACAGTCGCCGGTACCGGTGCAGTAGCTCCTTCAGGCTACTAATTTCTAGTCGAAGCGCTGACTCTGCCTTCGGGTAGAGTCAGTGCTCCGGCACACTTACTAGGGGGTTTTTATGGCAAGTTCCATTTTCCTCGAGGGTTTGATAACCGCTCGGGATCTGGTGAAAGAAAAGGGAATTGAGGCGCTTGAAGCCTTGATCCTGGAACAGCAATCCGGCGCATTTGAGATCGAAACGGCCGCCATCGAGTACGTACGAGAGACTCGGAGCGCCTGGGAATGAAAAAGACCGACAAAGTTTGCATCGGAACCATCAACGACGGCAAGATTAACGCACAACTAGCCATCGACTTGATCCATATTGCGCGATTTAGACCAGAAAAGTTTGATTCCTATATTCAGGTGTCCAATTCTGGGCTTATTACGCGCTCACGAAATTTACTTATTAAGAACTTTTTAGAACAAACCGACGCCGACTGGCTCCTGATGATGGATGCGGACGAGCGTTTGACGCTGGACAACTTCGATAAACTCATCGAATCAGCGCATACCAAGGAGCGTCCGGTTCTCGGAGCTCTGGTTTTTGCGGCATTCTTTGATGATAACGAGATGCTTCGTCCAGTTCCTACCATTTACAACGATTTGCCAGACCGTGGTTTGGTCGCTATGGATGACTATCCCAAGAATGAGGTCATTAAGGTCGACGCTATTGGCACGGGATGTCTCCTGATCCATAGAAGCGTCATCCTCGAGGTCCAGAAGAAATCCAATGAGAACCAAGGATCAGACTGGGCATGGTTTATTGACGGACCTATAGCCGGACGCTGGTTTGGCGAGGATCTACTCTTCTCCAAGAGACTTCAGTCCCTTGGAATTCCTATTTACTGCAACACGGGCGCAATCCTTGCTCATAAGAAGGATTTCTGGCTTGACGAACGGCATCATGAACCGTTCCGCGAGATCGCGCTCAAACAAGAAAACTAAAGCATCAGCACAATGTGTTACCCCCTGGCATATTGTGCTGATGCCTCTCACCACTAAGGAGCATGCATGAGCACTCAGTATCCGAACGGAATTGACACTTTTGTCAATCCACAGGCAACTGACACGCTTGATTCGGCTACTGTCCCTCATGCAACGGAGCACGCAAACGCCAATGACTCGATTCACGCGATTGAAACAGAGCTTGGCACTAACCCCAAGGGTTCCAAGGCATCAGTTAGAGCGCGTCTTGACGCGGTTGACAGCACTATATCTACGATCTCCCTCACAACCGGGCCGACTGGTCCGACGGGTCCGCAAGGAACCCAAGGGGTAACCGGTCCAACTGGTCCAACCGGACCGCAAGGCGTTACCGGACCAACTGGTGCAGCTTCTACCGTCACTGGTCCTACCGGTCCTCAAGGTGTTACAGGTCCAACCGGTGCAACTGGTCCAACAGGATCAGCGGGAACCAACGGCGCGACCGGACCGCAAGGCGTCCAGGGTATTCAAGGTCCCGCAGGTGCAACCGGACCTACCGGCGCGACAGGATCTGCGGGTGCAACGGGCCCAACCGGTGCAACAGGATCTGCAGGAGCTACTGGTGCAACTGGTCCTACAGGTCCAACAGGAGCAACGGGAACCGCTGGAGCGACTGGTGCAACCGGTCCAACTGGTGCGACAGGACCGACTGGTCCAGTTTCTAGCTCTAACGCGCATGCTTCTGCTAAGCTTGCCACTACAGCAAACCTTTCTGCAAACTATGCCGCAGGATCAGCTGATGCAGGCGGAGGAACAGGTGTTGGCGCAACGTTGACAGCAACGAGCAATGGACGCGGTTCCATTGACGGCGTAAACATCACCACTGGCGATCGAATTCTTGTCAAGAATCAGACAACCGCAACCCAGAACGGTATCTATACCGTTACGCAACAAGGCGGACCTGGAACTCCTTATGTTTTGACCCGCTCGACAGATTACAACAACTCTGTCCTGGGCGAAGTTGAATATGGCGATTATTTGTATATTGTTGCAGGAACTGCTAATGCGGCCACAAACTGGATCCAGAACAACGTTGGAACATACACCAACGGATATATAATTATCGGAACCGACGCAATTACTTTTGCACAAACCGGCGGAGCTGGTGCAACTGGTCCTACCGGCGCAACCGGTCCGACTGGCGCAACTGGTGCAGCTTCGACCGTAACTGGTCCAACTGGAGCTCAAGGTCCAACCGGACCGACGGGTCCCACCGGCGCAACTGGTGCAGCTTCTACCGTGACAGGTCCAACCGGAGCCACAGGTCCAACTGGAGCAACCGGTCCAACTGGCGCTACCGGATCAGTAGGACCAACCGGTCCACAGGGCGTTCAAGGTATCCAGGGTATTCAAGGCACAACCGGACCGACCGGACCAACTGGCGCAACAGGATCACAAGGTGCAACCGGTCCGACTGGTGCGACAGGTGCCATCGGAGCTACCGGACCCACCGGTGCGGCAGGATCACAAGGACCAACCGGACCTACCGGTGCCACTGGATCAGTAGGACCAACCGGTCCAACTGGAGCTACCGGCGCAGCCTCAAACGTCACCGGTCCTACCGGATCGACCGGACCAACTGGACCGACTGGTGCAACAGGATCTGTCGGACCTACCGGACCAACTGGAGCTACGGGACCAACCGGAGCCGCATCAACAGTTCCTGGACCAACTGGACCGACTGGCGCTTCAGGCGCAACGTTCCTTGTTCAATATGTTGACGGCGGAGCCTCGGTTCCTAATATAGACATCATTTATGACGCAACTTCTTCGGGAAGCACAACAGCGTCATGGACTTATACAATCGACGCTGGCGCTTCAACGGTCAGTTTCTAAACTAGGAGAATAAAATGACAACACGCCTACAACAACGCCGTGATACCGCCGCTAACTGGACATCTAACAATCCAACCCTAGCTGCTGGCGAAATTGGCTATGAGACTGACACCAAGAAGTTCAAGATTGGCGATGGCTCAACTGCGTGGACTTCACTTGCCTATGCTTTCGGCGCTGCACCTGCTTTGACCTTTAACGCACAGACAGGTACTTCTTACACTTTGGCGATTGGCGATGTCGGCGCGCTTGTTACTTTGTCCAACACAGGCGGCATTACTCTCACCGTTCCGCCATCAGTTTTTACAACTGGTCAGGTTATTGATGTTCAGCAGATCAACACAGGACAGGTCACCTTCGCCGCAGGATCGGGCGTAACCATCACCTCAACAGGTGCAACAGCAGCAGCTCCTAAACTTCGCGCACAATACTCGGCGGCTTCTGTTCTCTGCACCGGAAGCAACACATTTACCGTTCTTGGTGATATTGCCTAATCATGCCAACACCATTCCTGCTCAATGGCATCCTCGCCTCTCAAATCTCAGGCCATCTCTACTCTGGCCCTACAGGTGCATTTGACGCGCTAGGAAGTG